GCCATGTTATCAAGTATTTCAGCCTCGATAGATAAATAGACTTCAAGAATTGCTAATGACAGTTGCTCATTCATTAGTTGTCAACTCGTTGAATGCAAACTACTCGCTCTCTAGGAGCTGTAAACATTACAATCCCTGTGTTGTCACGGAAATAAAATTCATTTTCATCACTACAATAAGAGTTTGTATTTTCTACAATTCTTTCTATCAAAAATGCATTCCCTGGATACCATAAAAGCACTTTATGCTTCATTACCTTTACCCCCTTTATTTTTACCTAAGAAATCTATTACATCTTCATCGCCGATTTGAGATTCTTCTTTAATTTCTTTTAGTAATTGTTCAGCCTCTTGGTCAGTGATGCCATGGATTTTCATGAGTGCCTTAACTTTACTTTGTAACCCATTAGTAATGAGTAATACTTGCTTATTGATCTCTGCTGTCGCATCTTCCGCAATGGAGTCGTCAAATTGGACAGTAACATCATACTTAACCGGATGACTAAACAAGTTGTAAAATTCAGCAGTTTGACCAATGATATTGATTAAGTCAGCTATACCTTGTTCAATCACATTTTCATGGCTTTGTTTAGTTCGGAACGTCTTTGACTGTTCACTAACAACTTCGGTGGCCGTTTTCATCGACTGTCCATCAAAACTGAATGCACCAGCACTAAAACCAATCTGCATTGCAAATAAATTTAGTAAAGCGTTAATGGCTGCTACATGCTCTGTAACTCGTAATGTTGATGTGATTTCGTGCGGTTTGGTATCATCCATTTCGCCATTAATCGCCTCATAAGTCTCATCTGTTGCATCAAAATATCGGTGTGTTTCACCTGTTTGCGGATCGATAACATGTTTAATAGCTGTAGCAGGAACGATAATACGTTTACGACCGAGCCTGAATTCTCGTTGGAAACTATCAAAAGCTATATCTATACTTTTCATCGTATCCATTGCATTGTTGTAGATTGGCACACCTAAAGGAATTGTCGTATCGATGTTATTAGCGATATTTGGCTTGAAGTATGTGAACATTGGCAATTTCAGATTATTGATTGGCACCACTTCTTCTAAACTAGGGAAATGCTCTTTAAGAGAAACCTTTGAACCAAGGTCTATGCCACTAGAACATTCAAACACCTCATTCTTAATGATGTATTGACCATTTTCCCATGTATGCCATTCAAGATGAACATAACGCTTGTTTTGTTTAGTAAATTCATTGATAAATACACCCTCTGTCACTCGCACATTGTCCCAAGAAATCGGTAAAAAACAATCTGCTGTAACGTAAGAAAGCTTTATTTTACCATCCTTGAAATACGGTTTAACTACCATGCCGCCAAGTGCGAACATGTACTCCAAATAAGTTTGGAAGTTGCTGTTGAAGTTATTGTCCTTAAATACTTCAAGTACCTTTTCGCCAAACGTTGTATCTGAAATATTTATCTCACATCGCTCATTGAAAATAAGTGTAGCCAGTTCCTCGCTCGCCACTTTAGGCATATTGAGAGTTGCCATTTGTCGTTGTTGTGGCCCTTCAATAGTTTGATAGTGCACATCATGCCACTTGCTAAAATGACCACGATAAAGAGCGCGCCATTTCATGATTTCGTTGTAAAACGATTCAGAAACAGCCACGCTCTTATGGTCCGTTAGTTGTTTAATTCCTTTAATCAACCCCATTCGTTGCATCACCGCCTTTACTTTGTTGAGCAGCGCTTCAAACATTCAATCACCGCCTTAATATTTCAGTCCGAGCTTACGAAGATTGTCCTTAACGTAATATTGGAACATATCGCAAGTATGATCATCTTCTTTAATTACTTTTGGGTCGTCGCTTTCTAATGTATCTGGATCCCACTGATATTTTTTATGTTCATCAATAAAGACCTCGTTACGTTTAGTACGCAATACATACATGCGCCCCTGTGCCAACAAATCGTATGTGTAATCAATCATATCGACCTTTTTACCTTTAGCGACTGGATGCAATCGAATACCGTAATCTTTAAACACCTGATTACGTAAAGCGCCCTCTGCTGAATCGATAGTTTGCACATCAAAATATTTATTGTACTGACCTGCAATGCCATCTTGCCATTTTTTATAATCTGTCGATAGCTCACTTGGCGCTTTCTTTGCAACCTTGTTGGCTGGGCTGTAGTAGTACGTATCAAGCAAAATAACATTCTGTTTATTAGTTAGTGCAAAAGCACCGTGAGTTGTTGCTGAAACTTGGTGTCCTGTATCAGTTGCTGCATCGATTAAAATAATGTGCTCATCTTCTGG